GAGCTTCTGCACCCCCAAACGTCTTCTTCCCAGGAGGAACGACCGAACCGAGCCCTTTGTTCCGCTTGGGCGCAAGTCGGAACTTGATGAGCTCCCCCATACCCATTATCGCCAACGAACCGAGGACGATGGACTTTATCATGGTCATGAGGACAGGGTCGCCAAAAGTTTCGCGCCAAAGCCACCGAAGTGCACGCATAGGGGCTGAGTAGGCGTTGGGATAGGCCTGCGCAAACGCCTCAACCTGACTGTTCACCCAAGCCAGTGCCTCAGCCGAACGATCAGGGCGGAGAGTCCCGCATTCCTCCAAGACTTGAAAGTGTCTCTTCGTCAGGAGGAGGTACAAGGCTCCAGGACTCAAACCAGCAATTTCTTCTCCAAACTTGGAGAAGAAAACCTCACGAACATTGTCGGGAACGGCATTCCCAAAAACGTTTCGCCATATGGTCTCCCGAGACGCGTTTTCCATGTCGTAAGAAACCGCAAGACTCATCGAGCCGGTTGGTCCTCCCTCGAGCTCGTAATGGTTCGAGCCATAGCGGGCTTCGACCCAAGCTATAGCCTCGCCGAAGACACCAGTGCCGGCTCGTTTCCGACCAAAGATTGATCTCCCGAACATTTGGACTTCGGCAACAAACGCGCCGGGGGGAAGGGTCATGTCGAGATCAGGTTCCTCGAGAGCATCCTGAAAAGGCAACTCGCCGAGAAGCTGCGCAGTCTTTTGAACGGCCTGAGCATACAAGGCTGAATTCCACTGAGCCTTAGGAGGTTCAGGAGGAGGAGCATCTTCTTGTACTGGAATTTTGCCGTTGCCCTTGGCGTTACAGAACTCGCGATACTGAGCAAGCCTGGGATCCTCTTTCCACTTTCCAAAAGTCTTGCCGGGCTTGACCTCAAGAGACCGCATCCAATACTGTCTATTGTCGGCCGCCTTGGTCGTAATTCGTTCAAGAAGAATTTCCGGGGAGATCACTTCGCCCGTATCTTCAAAAACGCCGGACTCGCCCCCGGCATATTTCTCAACGTGGAGGGTGTAGACATTAGGGTCAAAGACTTTCCCGGCGGTTTTCGCCTTGGCGTTGCGCTCGCACCGAATGATAAAATCAATCCGATTTCCAATGGCCTCTTTGCACAACGTAGTGGGATCGTCAATCTTTTCCATGTTGGTGGTGAACAACATGTATTGAAAATTGGCATAAACGTTGTTTTTTAACTCAACATTAGCCATGCGCGGGGTGAAAGGGACCTCGTTGGCCATCCGGATGAACGTGGCTCCTGGAGGATTTTCACTACCGTGGGCGGGGTTCTCCTGGTACCAGTCATCGTAAACGTAGACTGGCTGATGAGAAGTCATCCCATCGTGAAAATGATCCGGACCCTGGTAGAAAAGTTCGTTTCGATACTGTGCTTCGAACGCGGCCAAACGCTGAGGGCTTGAAGAAGCTTCCATATAGGCAAGTTCCAGCGCCAATTTCGTGGTCAGATTGGATTTGCCGGACCCGGACTTTCCACGCATCAAAACGACGACTGGTTTTGGTCTCACGATAGACAGCTCGGTACAAAGCGGGGCGATATCGACGTCCAGCTTTTTCAACTTTAGGACCATATTCGTCATCAAGGGAACCAAGGAATCGATTCCCATAGCTTTGGACTTGACAATGAATTGCTCGCCCATGGAAACCAACTCTTTCAGATGAACAGGAAGAGCTCTGTCAATGATGAGTTCGCCATTGATCTGGCGGAGGAAAATTGAGTGGCACTCATCAAACCACTCTTTCACTTCAACACCGGCATAGGCTCCAGTGATGTAGTCAATGACAAAGCCAGGAAGAAGATACTCCCCAACCATGCTGACCATTGAGACAAAAATCTTCAGCAATTCGTCGATTCCCCGAACGGCTGAGGGTAAACCCCGTAAAGTTTTCTCAACATCCAGGGAAAACCGGAAACCGTTGGCCACAAAGAAAGCGATGAGCCGCTTCCCCACCTGAAAAATGAGATCAGGAGTGACCCCTTGCGTCGACGCGGTAAAGATTTCGTCATCGTCGGACTCAGCGCCATAGGAAAAAGGGACTCTTTTTCCGCCTCCCGAAGCCCCAACAGACTCAGAATGACGCCACGCGAACCGGGGACTGCGGGCGCTGGGATCGGGATTGCGTCTCAGAAACCAAGCACGATCGGAGGGATCGCCCCCGTCGCTATCCGAATCAAACTCTTCTGAG